ATGCACCATTATACTTTAAATTATTTTTTTTCGAGAAGCAACATAGGCAATTGTGTGCGTGAGATTATACACACACACTACCCCCGTAAAATCCGTTGACGGGGGGGCTTCCTCGCTGCGCCAGATGCGCTAGTTTCGCCTAAATGGAACAACGCATAGCTCATATTGGCTGTATATTGGCCTATATTCGGCTAACCTATTGATATCATTAGATATACTGTAGATTTACCTGTATATATCCGATAATGTATATTATGTTAACTTTCAGTTTATCCGAAACTATTGACTACAGTTTTGCTTTGCATTACGCGAGTGCGCCCGTGTGACAGTGCGCCAATGTGCTTTATCGCACGTTCTTACGCCACGTTATGCCGCCAGTAAGTCAATGCACTGTCTGCCCAGCTTCCTCAACGACTTGCTCATGCAGCTCTATGAGAGCCTCTGCGAGCGACTGTAGCACAGTCTGAGCTGGCACAGCAGTAAGCCTATCAGTCAAGTAATCGCACAGCTCGTTTAACTCCCGGTCATTCTCATCACTGTCAGAGCAATGTAAGTCTAATGTTAAGTTAATGATAAACTCTGACATATCCTTGCCTTGTAATGTGACCGCGTAGCTCGGAGGAGGAAATGTAAGCTACGCGGCCTAGTTCAGTGGGAAACATGTTGTAAATGCAAAAACAACACGCTTAGAGGGAGGAGAACCCACTGATCATACTATGCCTTATGAGAAGCCTTGTTTCAAGTCTATGTGACCTCATTTGACAACTCGTAAGCCAGCGCCAGATAACCGCAGCCATCGACCGAGCTATCCTGATGCACGCCGTTACGCATCCTCGCAATCTTCAGTAGCGCCATCATGTTAGCCACATCATACGCCGACACATGCCTACCGAGATACGCCGTCCACATAGTCGCAATGCAATTGAAGTTCTCGCCTGCACTTCCGTACTGCTTTGCCCTGTCTCCCGTTATGAGAATGTTTGCCTTCGCCAATATGTCTGACCTCACCATACTCTGTTGATCCAATGCTTGATCCCCATCGCCCTCGCTCGTCCCTCGCTTGCCACCAGTTGTTCCAATGCTTATCTCTTTCTTCATCTTTTACTCCATAATTCCTAACCCCGAAAAACACCTACTATTATTTACCTACTATTATATTATACCTATAGGTATAATAATATAATAATAGGTTTGGTACGGTATATTATTTACGATTAATAGGTTGTCCTCTAAGTTATTGATATTGTTATTATTAATGCTAATTAATAGGTAATTAATAGGTTTAATATTACTTCATTTTACCAAAATCATCAGTGAACCAAATATTGCCCTCATTTTGCACAATATGACCCCCAGAGATTAACCCATTTATCGCCTGTTTGTAAGTGCTGGATGGATTAGATACGCCAGCAACTTTGCCTAAGAAATGTTTCTTCACAGATTCCTCATCTATCATCCAGAACGTGCTTGGCTCTGGATATCCTAATCCTGCTGGATTAGCTCTGCCCACGCCCTCGCCTCTTAATTGTTGGAAGCACGTCTTAAATAAGATCTGCTGTTTACCCTTGATGGCTTTCTTATTAGCCTTCTCAACATCGTCACTGCTTGCCGGCACGATCACACATGTTGTAACTGCATCGCCATCCATATCATGCCCTAGCTCAATTACATTCAGCTTAAAGTGAAACTTACGCCCACCCTCCAAGTCTCTCTGCTTGGTGGCTAATGCAGTACGCAAGCCCGTCGCCTCGTCGTATGATAGCTCTATCTCAGTTTCCACAGCAGCCCTCAGTGAGCTATGCCCACGCGCCTTTGCGTCTAAGTTCTTGCCAGAGTGATGCACAAGCAATAGGTGGGCATCAGTTTCACCGCGTATCTTATCACACGCTGATATTACAGCCGTTGATGATGCAGGCGAGTTTTCATCGCCGCCGGGCATTGATCTCGATAGCGTATCCACGATAATCATAGCAATATCGCCATGCGCTCGTTTAACCTCGTCGCACAAATCAATGATAAGCTGCACGTCAGCGTTTTCCTCTAGCAAATTCACTGGCAATGCACGCATGGCTAATTTAGCCTCATGCTCTGGATATTGCTGACGCAAGGCCACAATCCTATTATGCGTCGTCATACCGCCCTCGAGAGCTAGAAACAGCACCACGCCGCCCTTAACCTTATTCCCATGCCAATCTTGCCCGGCAGATACATGCCACGCCACATCCTGCACAAAGAATGACTTACCAACATTGCTTGGCCCATACACCATCGAGAGCTGCCCAGCGCCAAACCATCCTTTGACAAGATAACTCCTGTCTAATTGTGGCATTGCATCTCCCGGAAAGAACACCTGATCAAGTAAGCTCTTCACTTCCAATGCCTTTGCAGTCGCTTCTTTACCTCGATTAACCCACATATCACTGAAGTCCCATCCGCCAACATCAGGCACAATAGACTTCACACCATGATCAGCCTCGCATTTTTCAATGGCTTTCATGCCTGCCTCGTCGTTATCACCAGCCACCACTATGCGTAAATTAGGTCTAGCTTCAAGCAGCTCACCTATCACGGCAGTCATATTACCCGCAGATAATGCAAATACTGCTGGCCTATCTGTCGCCATATGCACTGACATTGCAGTTGCCCAACCTTCGCAAACGTAAATCAAATCGTTTAATTTACCACCAATTACGCTAAAATTACCAACAACTGGCATACCTGACGAAAATTTCTTTGCGCCTGTCGGATTAATGCTCTGCGTGCCTACACGCTTACCTTTGGCATTTATTACAGGTATATCTAATATGTCACCCTTTATAGACGCATTGCCCAATCCAATCTTTTTCTTAATCAAATACGGATGCGTTGCTTCTGGCTCTGCTTCAGGCCAACTTATTGTATATTCTTTCGTCATTGGCTTCTCATTCTCATCAGGCCATAGGCTCTGCCTTCGCAGCGCATCCTTTATGCCTGCATAATCTGAGCATTTACGGCACGTAACCATCACTTCATTGTCAGACGTTTCCTTAATCCAGAACCGATCTTCACCCTGACATACCGGGCAAGCACCATGGTATTCACCTATGGCAGTCTTTTTCAATGATAATGCACTAATAATTTTATCTGAATATTGTTCCCAGCTTGCATTTGGAAATTTCGTGTTTTGCATTTTATCCCTTCCTCAATTTATCGGACACGTTGGACATGTCCCGCTTTTGTCTTGTCCTGTCTCGGACATAGTGGACATGTCTCTCAAATGTCCTGTCGTGTCCGTTAGACAAAACCTTGATCAGTTCTGTCTAACGGCATGTTTATTTAAAATGGAATGTCATCTTCCAAATCATTTGACTGTGCTGGTTGTGCCGGTGGCAGACCAAACGGGTCATGCTCCACACCATTAACAGGTGAAGCGCCTCCAGAATAACCGCCTGCAACTTCAGTGAATGGGTCTTCACTCTCTTGCTTCTCAGCTAATTCCAACACCTGCACTGCACGTAATCTCAATGAAACTCCATTGAGTGTGCCAGTGTTATACGGCACGACAGTAACCGCAACATTCACTGTTGAACCAGATGTAAGCTCGAATCCATCAGGCAGTTTCTTACGTGATGCATCTACTTGGCGTGGTGGGTTTGTAACCTCACCTGAATATGCGCCTTTTAACTTAGCCTTGCCTATCCAATCGCCTTGCTTATCGTCATCACGCTTGTATGGCAGATTTAACGGCTGCTCAGGCCACTTACGCTTACTGTTGGCATCCATAGCCGCAGCGTTCTTGTAAGCCTGCATACAAACAGCGTTCAGCTCTTTGCATTGCTCACCTGTCAGATTAAATGACATCTCGTAAGCAGCGCCCTCCGCATCAGGCGCACATTTCTGGCTCTTGTATTCTTCCTGATCAAATCGGTAGGTAGCATTTAGCCGTGGGTATAGCGCCTTCACGCCAGATATTATATGTTGCATTATTTTGTCTCCTGCATGTTATCAAGCCAATTTTTTAAATCTTCTTCAAGCCATCCAACTGCACGCTCACCAAGCTTTACAGGTTTAGGAAATCTTCCTTCAGCCATCATGTTATAAATTCCAGCCCTAGATATACCAAATTGCTTCTCTATGTCTGTTCTTCTATAAATTTGTGGTAACATTTTGTTAACCCTCTCTTTAAATTTGTGCAGCACCCCTGCACTGGGATTCTTATAAACCGTGATCTTCATCGAGATACACTGGAAGATTAATTGTATCCAAATCAGGCCAACCAGTGTCGTAAACATTTGTCTCTTGAGCCACTTTAATTTTACGCAATGTCTTAAACATCTCAGCCTCGGCATATTTGTTATACTTATCGGACAACTCATAACAAGCTGTAGCGTAACTGTTTTTCTCAGTAGCAATAAATATAAAATTTGTAGTTTCAATTCCGCATAGCTTTAATACATACCTATAAAAACAATTCTGGACGTCATAGCGGAAATTTCTCACAGCCTTATCAAAGCCACGATAGGATGCATCCAAGCAAGACTTTAAGTCAATAACAATGCCTGCCTCTTTTAACAATCCATCCGGGCGGCATTTCAGCTCAAGCCCTGTTTTTGGGCATTCAGCTATGAAACTGTATTCAGCAAGCATGTCCTTATTAGTCAG